TTGTCTCAAAGCCTTTTATATCATCATCTCTGTCAATCTTTAAGTGTCTCTTAAGTATTTCCAGTACTTCCAAGTCCTTATAGACACTTTCGAAGTATTTCTCCAATTCTTCCTTGCTATTCATTTTCCAGCCACTCCTTTACTTTCTGATAGTCTTCTTTGTCTGAACTTAACCAACTTTTAAGATAACAATTAACACTTTCGCCTAGCTCTTTACGCTCTTCATCTTCAGTTTCTACTACTAAATGTCTTTTCAGTATCTCCAACACATTTAGGTCTGCCTTGACCCGCTTGTAGCAATCTTCCAGCTCCTTATCTTCCTTGTCGCTGTTCGATACACAGTACTTGAGTACGATAACTTCCAGTGCTTCCTTACTTGTCATTTCTATTCTCCTTTACATATTGCATATAGCGATCACTAAAAGGACGGACATAATAATTGTTAGTGCAGGAACAAGTATGTAGTTTGCATTATTGCTGTTTCTTCTGTCTTCTCTCATTTTTAGCTTCCTGTATTTTTTGTTTGCTTCGCAGTCGTTATATAATACGAGAAGATTATTTATATTTGATTCACCTACAATTTCGTCATATTGCGTGTCTTGTTCGTTGTAGTCATAGCATATTTTTCCATCAAGAACAAATCCGTGTTCTGTTTTTAAATCTGTGCTATGTCTTCCGATTTCAGCAATTATTACTAGACCTTTTCCATCATTCCTTACTAATGTTTTACCATTTTCATAGAACCCATTTTTTGCTACAAATCCTATATTATTTAAAAGACTAGATATTCTTTCGCAATATTTGTTTTCTTCTTCACGTAGCCACTTTTCTTCTCTCTTATCGTTCTTGTATGATAAATACAAAATAACTGCAATGACAATTACTATAAGCGGTAAACTACACGCAAAGATTACTGCAATTATTTCATTTTTCATTAGCTGTTTTCTCCTTTTTATTGTTTCAAATGTTCCAGTATAGGATAGCTATCCAAGGATGATAAGAAGAATAATGATTATATCCATTACTTTTTTCTCCTCTTCCTATTCACTGCCTCATTGCCTACAAAGTGTCTACAACCATCGTTGCTCTCCACCTTGTAAGTGCAAAACGGACCCCAGTACATGCACTCGTGCTTCTTGTACCGACCAGTGTCTTCATTAGCATATAGCATACAGTTCCTGCATAACTTTAACGATTTCATTCTATTCCTCCCTGTACTTTACGATAATTACTTCGTTATTCATTTCCTTTTTTCGTTTCCTGCACTCTATCTTCATATAAGCCTTTAGCTCCGTTCTCCACATCTTTGCTTCCGTATAGGAATTGTATACCCCGAACACCTTTCCGTCCGATTCAAGGACGTACAAGTCTCCAGCCTGTTTCCCGATAACGTTCTCTCTGCTGGAATAGCTTGAAAGCTCCTGAATATAGTACCTCTCCTCGTCAGTTTCCTTCTGCGTCAGCATTTTTACCGCTCTCTACATATTCATTTTTGTCGTAGCACATTCTTACGATGGAGTTAGGATTCTCCTTTACTAGGATACGATACTCGCCCATGTTGATGGAAGTGTATACTCCGCTGTTTCCGGCACCGGATACGGTTTCAGGCTCGTATACCTGACGCATGGAAGTGATCTTCCGTGCATTTACAAATACCGTTCCGTTGTCTCTCCCTGTCAGTCTTAGAATCTTCATTTGCGAGATTCCTCCTTTTTTTACAAACTGGTGCACCTGTAGGGATTCGGACCCTCGTCTTGCGATTATAAATCGCAGGCTCTGCCATTGAGCTACAGGGGCAATTTACGGGAGAAGGTTTAGGGCGCTTGTGCCAGTCGTTCCCTCTCCCACGTATTTATTTTCTGCCTTTGTGGATCTGCACTTCCCTGACTGCAAGTCCGATGATGAATGGAAGAAGAATTACAGTTGCTCCTAGACAGAAAGCCATAACCAACTCCGTTGTAATCATCTTCTCTCCTCCTTGCAAGTAATATAGTATCACTTTGGTACTATTAAGTCAATAGCTTTCTTGAAATTGTTTGTGTCTGCTTCATTTATGACTACGTATGCTCCTGGATTATCTCCGTATACCTTTATCGAAAGGACGCTCACTACCTGTCTGTCGTCCTTGTACGCAAACCCGTTCAATGCGTCCATTACCGACTTGGCTATGTTGTCCGTGTCTGGCTTGGAGGTAGGAAGGATATTGCAGCACAGGCATTCCGCTCTCTTCTTCTTGGAGAAGCTCTTTGGTATAGGAAGCACCGATAGGATCTCCACGGAAAGCGGAAGGCTTGTGTTCTTCGTTCCTTTGTAGCACTCCCTTACGTGGGACTCGTACTTCGTCTGCTTGCCGGGAGAGTATTCCCTTACGAACCTTCCCCTGTGGACTACCCTTGCCCTCATCTTGCCTACAGGCACTCCCTGAACGAAGAAACTTGCTATATGGTTCATAAGGTTACTCCCTCGAAGTGGCTAAGACGGTAGTCCTTCTTCTTGTCAGGTGCTATACAAATGATATATTTTCCGCACATTTCTGCAACCCTTCCGAATGTTCCCTCGTCTCTTCCAAGAAGGCTCTTTATGTCAAGCTCCGTTGTGATGATTGTCTTCTTCTTTGACGAATAGCGGTAGTTCAGGAGGACGGAAGCGTACTTCATGTCGTTGCCTGTCTCCGCCTTCAATAAATCGTCAATGAATAGCACGTCTGCGTTCTGCGCCTTATCCATTTCCCTTGCAATGCTTGATCCTTCCGCAAAGGCACTCTTGCACCCGTTGATGAACTCTCCCCAAGGAAGATACAGAACGTTCCTTCCGTCAATGAATAGAAGGCTGTTCGATATGATGGAGCAAAGCATTGATTTTCCGCAACCCTGCTGTCCGCCCATGAATATCCATGTATTCGTGTCCGATTCCTCCTGGATATACTCCTCCGCAACGGACTTGATCTTCTTCTGGAAGGGAGTATCGTCCTTGAAATCGCTTAGTCGCATATCTAGGTATTTTCCCATGCCGGAAGCCTTCGCACGGCGCACTAGCCTTCTCTGCTCCATGCACGTACACTCGGAGCAGTGCACTTCCTCGTAAGCTCCTTCCCCTTCTAGGAAGTAGACGAATCCCTTGTTGTGGCACTTCTTGCAGTCTATGCCGTCAGAAATGTCGAGATGTCCGATGGAATCGTTGGCGCACTGGACGTGCCTTAGATTCCTCTGGTGTTCGCTCTCCGTGTATTCCCCTTCTGCTCCCATGAGGTCTCCTGCCTTAATTAGCATGTTCCGTTCTCCATTTCCTTCTTCGATTCACCGAAGAATCTTTCCAAGTCTCTCATAACGCCCCAGCGGTATTCCCTGTCCTGCGACAGAAGCCATAGGAATGTCTTTGGGTTTTCAGGAACGCTTATTCCGGCAAGTACGCAAAGCCGCATTGACGAATCTATGTCCGAAACGAGCCATTCCATGGAATCATTTTCCGTTCTGTTTTCTTTCATGTTACTTCATTGAAAGGAACTCTTCCATCGTAAGTTCCTTCATCTTCGGCATATCTTCTTCGTTCTTCCGTTCCTCTTCCGCCTTGATGTCGGATTTCTTTATCTCGTACATCCCTGTCCAGCCGTTCTCCGTAGACTGGTCGATCATCTTCTTTCTTAGATTATCGTCCGAGTAGGTACGCTTGACTTTGGCGCATAGGTTCTTCATAGCATACGGTGTAGGTCTCTTCTTGCCTTGGTCTCTCATATCGAGGAACGCTTTTAGTGCTTCTATGACAATGTCCGAGAATCCGAAGGAAGGGTCGGAAGCGATAGCTTCCAATTCCGGTCTTCCCTTTGGAATCCTATTCCTTTCCGTTTCTTTCTGCGTAAGGAGTGTAGGATTAGTATTACTAATAGGATTGTTAAGGGAAGAAGAAGAGGAAGGAAGTAGGGGAGAGGAAGTTTCTTTGTCGCTACCTAGTGTCATTTTGACACTACCTAGTGTCATTTTGACACTACCCCCCCTAGGCGTCTTTGAAAGGTCTGCATAATATTCGTTAGGGTTCTGGCAGTCTCCCTTTACGCAAACGATAAGCCCTTTCTCTTCAAGTCTCTCAATGCTCCTTATTGCGCTACTCCTAGAAACCTTTGAAGCACCGGAAAGGTAATTGAGCGAAGCCTTGTATCTATTGATTCCATCGTTTGAGTGTCCGTAGATAAGAGCATAGATAATTAGATCGGTTCCAGAAAGCTCCAAGTCGGTTACCATGAACCCTTGGATAAGTACGCAGTCTTCCCTTGTGAATGTCGCATTGTCTTTCATTCCAATGCCTCCTTTTGTTAAAAAAAGCACCCAGCGAGGTCTCAGGTCCTCGATAGGTGCTTTCTCCCTCTAGCGCTGCTAGTTAGGTGTTGCCCTGAGAAGCAACGCCGGAGAGGTGTTTTTCGACGATATTATTCTAGCTCAATGATACTATGATGTCAACAAAAAAATGGGGCTTCAAATGCCCCATGTTCTATCTCGTAGTGGTCTAGGCACTAGAGGTAGCTTCATACTACTACTTCCCGTTTTGGTTTTCAAGGAGCGAAATGTCCGAATCCCCCATAGTCGGAAGCCCCATCTCCCGGCAGTCGCTTACGATGGCTTCCAGAAGAGGATCCATCTCCTCACGGGTATAGGAGGAGCTTCCGGCGTATGCAAGAAGCGTGTCATTAGTCCCTTCCGAAATCATTTCCACCATCCACCCTATCCCCTTCGATTCCCAGTACCTTGCGAAGCCTTCCGTATCTCTATGCGGTATCGTGATGGCGATGTATTTCCCGTAGTCCTTTAGGTACTTCCTGTATACCTCTTCCTTAGGCAGTCCTATGGACTTCCCAATTTCTCCCACAAGCTCCCACATGTAACCATTCTGCGATAGAGTGCGGTCCTTTCCTATCGTAGACACTGACACTAGGAACGATTCCCCGTTTAAGGCCTCTAGGCTTTCGATAGCGCCTAGGTTTGCCTTGAATGATATAATTGCTTCTCCTGCAGTACTTGTGCCTAGGATAGGCTTTTCTGTGATGAACTCTGCCTTCATGCGTTTTCCTCCTTAGAACAGTCTTTCCTGTCCTGATTCCATCGCTTCCCTGTCATATCTTGTTATTCCTTTCAGTCTGTCCATAGATACACTCCAGTATTTCTTGCTTATCTCGAAGCCTAAGTAATGCAATCCTAGCTTCTTTGCGCAGCAGCACGTTGTGCCGCTACCGGAGAATGGATCGAATACAATAGAATCTCCCCCCACCGAAGAATTGGAAATCAAATTAGTTATTATGTTCTCTGGCTTGATGGTAGGGTGTCCGTATAGATCCTTGTCTTTCATATTCACATTGGATTCATATACAGTCTTTCCGGTATCGTAGCTTATGGAAAGCCTTACTCCTCTTTCCCAGAAATAGAGGCAGTATTCCTTGTCTTTTAGATAATGCCCGTTTGTGAACGGTGGAACGTTGCTCTTGGCCCAAATGATCATCTCGAAATTGAAACCGTGCTTTTTGGTGAAGAAGTCAAGATAGCTATATATCTGCTCCTTGTTGCACCATATATATATGTTGCACTTCTTCATTACCCTTAGCATTTCTTCAAGGATAGAGTAGTCTATTCCTTTGGAGAACGGAGCTATTTCCTTCACATATGTTTCGGAACGTGTCTTGAATATTCCGGTAGGTTTGCTTTCCACTCCCGATTTTCCTATTTCGTAAGGAGGATCGGTAACAATTAGATCAATGCTCTTGCTTGGCACTTCCTTGATCAGCTTGTATGCGTCTCCGTTTATGATTGTGTCTTTTACCATTTAGTTGTCTCCTATGGAAATGGGCGGATCATCTCCGCCCATACCTCGATACGTATACGTATTTCCAGTTAGTGCCGAACATCCTGCAGAAGTCAACATCTGGATAGTGCTTCTCGAAGGCTTCCTGTCCCTTGGCTCTAAGCCACGCCATGCGCTCGGCATTGAAATGCACTCCGTCAGGAGCTTGGTTGTGGCACTTGTGGCACAGTGGCACTACAAGCCCGTACTTCGTTGACAGCTTCCTGTTAGGTCCTCCGAAAACGTGGTGAATCTCCAGCGGACCGCATTTTCCGCATATGTAGCAATGGTCCATATCGTCAGTCATTACCGACCTAGGATATTTCGCCATCGTGGAACTCATGTTCCCTGTTCTTCCTCCATCTTCTTACCATGTCGGGCGGAAGCAGCAGCTTGTTCTCCTTCTGCATCTTGCGTCTAATGCGTGAAATGCTCTCGAAGCTGGGAAGCCCGTACTTTCCATGGTTCCTTGCAATTGTGTCGAACCCGAAGGTGGAGACGTTCTCGTGGTATTTCTCGAACACGTCCTTTGCAAGTATGAAATCGTCTCCCCTTGCGTACTCGTCCTCCTGCAAGCACATGAGGACAGCCAATTCAAGTTTTGGATTTGCCATTAGAACGGAAGGTCCTTGTCTTCGGCGATGTCTTCCTTCACGGAGGTAGGTGCTTCCAAGGACTTCTTCGGCTCTAGGAACTCCACGGAGTTGGCAACGATCTCGATGATGATATTGTTCTTCCCTTCCTTGGTCTCGTAGCTTCTCTCGCTGATCCTTCCGTCAACCCCTACGAGGCTTCCCTTGTGGCAGTATTTGCATACCGCTTCCGCCGTCTGCTTCCAAGCCACTACAGGAAGGAAGGACGTAGACTTGTCCTTCCCCGGATTGTCTACCGCAACCATCACCTTGCATACGGAAAGTCCGCTCTTGGTGGTCTGAAGTTCAGGATCCTTGGTGATCCTTCCAACGATTACAACGCTATTGATACCCATAGTTACTTTGCCTTTCTCTTTGCCGTCTTGTCCGTAACTCTAAGCCCTTCCGAAACGTGGGAAGTCTTGGAGCATTTCTCGAACACGTCAGGATATTCCTCTTTCAGCTTTGCGGAATCCACGCTCTTGCGGTCGAACTCCGGCGTGATTGTCAGCTTGATGGTTTCCGTCTCGAAGGAGCTAAGCCCGTTCTTCTTCATAGCCTCGATTACGGACTGCGTAACCTTCTTCTTGCGCTCCTCTGCTTCCTTCACGTCAGCCTTTGACTTGGAGATGATTCTTTCCGCCTCGCTGATTTCAGCAACGGCGTAGGTGATGGAATCAGGAAGGCTAGGCTCGTATGCCTTCCCTTCACGGTAGCACTGCAGTAGGTTCTCGACTTCCTTCTCCGGCTTCATTGCAACCTTGACTACTTCGAGAGAGGAATCGCTGCCGAAGTGGTAGGCATATCCGAAGTCGGTTGCTACCTTGTCGGTTTCCTGCTTGTTGTAGAGATAGGCGTAAAGGGAAAGCTGCCATGAGACGGAATCCGTATGGAGCTGTGCGGTCGTCTTGATGTCGGCCACTCTCTCCGCTCCGTCAACGTCAAGAATCAAGTCGATGGTTCCGGCGATCTCATCGTCTCCGACCATTTCCTCCGAGTGGAGGCACTTTACATCGTTCTTCTCGATATAGAACGCATACTGTCCGCACTCTTCCGTGAATCCAGGTTCGCCTTCCTTGTTGTAATGCTCGATTTCGCTGTGGATAAGCGTACCACGCTCCGCCTTGCGCTCCAGCACTTCCTGGTTCACGTTCCCGTAGTCAGGGGATAATCCCATCTTCTTCAGGAGCTGAGTAACGGAGATGAGCTTCTTGTCTCCTCTTGTATACAAGTGTTCCGTCTTGTCGAAGCTGATACTACTTTCCATTTGTCTCTTCCTTCTTTCTGTTGTGCTTCTCCTTGGCTTCGATGCACTGCTTAAGCTCCGAATCGGTAACTTCTTCTTCCTTCTTCTTGAAGTAGATGGCAACGTTTCCGACCTTGATCCCTAGCTCCTGTGCCTTTGCCAGTGTTTCTGCCGTAGGCTTGTTGGAAGATGTTTTACCTGCTTCTCCCAATGTGGCCGTATTCCCTGCAGGGCTTGGGTCCTGGTCAGGGTCGTCTCCCGTTACGATCTTGTATGCCTTCATAAGGGCATACTTGTCGCAGTAGGTCATTGCCTTTCCAGGTCCTTTGTCCCCAGTGTCGATTCCGTCTCCGTAGGAAGTGATGTCGAGGAAGTCGCTTGGATCGTCTACGTTCACGAACCTGTAGATGGTTTCCACACGTTCCATATATCCCTTCTCCAGCTCCTTATCCTTGATGATGGTACGCTTGTACGGATAGGAGTAGATTCCGTGCTTGGCTTCAAGAGGCTTGATGGCAAGAAGCACATCCGCTTCTCCTGTAGCCCTGTACTTGAAGTTCCCGTAGCCTACGTTAAGGTTCTTAGCTACTATTCTCAATTCGCTTTCTACGTCAAGCATACGCTTATAGATATTGTATTTCGTAGCATTTGCAAGAGTGTTGGGTGCGATGGTAACTGCCTTCTCTTCTCTTTCCATTCTATTTCTCCTTTATGATTCTCCACATCTCCGAATCCTTGATGCCGAATCCTTCCTGTACCTTCTCCCACGTAGCGATATGCCCGTCCATGTTCCTTCCTTCGAGCTGTGCGTAAGCCCCTACGGACATTCCGCATATTGCTGCCGCTTCCTTCTGCGTAAGCGCCAGTGCGTGTCTCTTCCTAGCGAGTTCTGTTCTCATTTTTCCCGATAGCCTAGACCTGTCTCCTTTCCCTTGACAAGACGTGGCGGTGCTGTTCGGACACCGCCACCCAACTATTGAAAGAGGAATCTTTCGGAAATTATTGTCTTTTCAAGCATTATTATGATACTACATAATAAGCAATATGTCAATACCCTATAAAAGAAAAGAGGTGCTTTTCGCACCCCTTAGAACATATTATATGTTATTCCTGCTCCTCTCCTACGAGCTTCACCGCCTGTGCGGTAGGTATAGTAAGGAACTTTGCGGCCTTCTTGATAGTGGAAAGCGCCACAGGCTGTCCTGCTAGAATACGCTTGTAGGTGTTGTACTCTATACCGATCCTTCCCATAGCAAACATCTTCTTTCCCTTCTTCTCCGCTTCCCTCTCACATTCCAGAGCATATGCAAGTTTTGTCATTTCGTTTTTTCTCCTTGCTAGTATGGTATCACTAACAAAATATTATGTCAACATAAAAAGCCCCCTTTCGGAGGCTCTCGCTTACTTGTTGATAATATCGTCTATGGCGCTCTGCGCCCTGAGCCTATCCTTTACCCTTGTCTCGTTTTCATCCGATACGGGCTTGGCTTCGGCCTTCGGTGCTTCCGCCACCGCTTCCGCCTTGGCTATGGCTTCATCCGCCTTGGCTATCTTCTCCTTCGCTTCCTCCTTTGCCTTCTTGGAAGGGATTACCCCTTCCACGACCGAATAGAGGAACGAGGACAGGATGCCGGAGGTAACTCCGCCTTCCCACGTGAACACGTGCCTGAACGATGCCGGTAGGTATTTACCTGCGAGCCAGTCGAGGAGAATGGACAAGCCTATAGAGAATACGATGATGAGCTTGTTCGCCAGTTTCCTTCCAGACTCCGAGGTGATATGGTCCGTCAGCTTCTTGTACGGAATCTTAAACAATTCCGTAGCAACCGATACGATGGCCGCTATCACCGCATATATCCACCCGTAGTCATGCACGATGAACCGGAGGAACTCTTCGGTTTCAGCATCCATACTATTCCTTCTTCGGAAGGAGGCCTGTGATGGTCTCTATCGCCTTCGTGTACTTCATGGAAACGTCAGCATTGACTCCATCAAGAGTGCTTTCCTTGAACTGCTTTTTGCTTTCGGCAAAAGTCAATTCTAGTTCCTTGGCACGTTCAGATGTAGTAGTAGTAAGCTCCGTTATCTTCTTGTTGCACTCTGCGTGGTAGACTGCAATCTGATCGTCTCTTTCCTTGTTGATCTCTGCAAGCTCCTTGGCGTGTTCACGGTCAAGCTCTGCGAACTTAGGATTGATAACGTTCTGGATTGCATTGTTTGTTGCCGTCTCCGTCTCCGCTCTTTCCTTTGCCTTCAAAGTGGCAACGAAGGAAGTAAGCGTATTGTCGATTTCACCCATTTGTTGGTACCTCCGTATGGGTTCTTCCCTACTCTTCCGGCTCTTCCAATATTGTCTTAATCATGATTAATAACGTACTTTCCTGTCCGACCGCTTCTTATTCGGTGGGATGAGGATCTACTTCTTCGTCAACGAATTGCATCAGATAGTCGAGTTTGTCCTCATAGGGTTTTTCATACTCTTTGAAAAGTTCGATTCTGATTTGCTCTCGGAGATCATCAGGGATGTCGGTGAGCTTATCGGCGTTTTCCTTTGCCTTTTCGGAAAGTTCGCCTAGCTTTGAGCGGTAATCATCGATGAACTTGAGAACCTTATCATCATTTACCTTTAGCATATTTTTCCCTCCTTTCTATAAATCCGCTTTAAGCGCATTTACCATAATTCAATCACTCCATATCTATTTAGGAAATAAAGAATAAGATAGATAATCAGGACAATGATTCCCAGAATCAGAATAGAGAATGCGATTCCACGTGCGATATTGCCAAACGTCTTAATCTTCTCAAGCAGTCCGTTGATAGCTCCGAAGAATGAGCGGATTATTGCAATCGGTAATTCAAAGACACACTTGTCAACGATAAAAAAAGGAAGTATCAAAATCAGCATGAAAACCATGAATGGCTTTTTCGCTGGTGCATCGATTCCGCCCCAGCCGAGAACTGACTTCCACTCATCATAGAAGGCAATGTCTACCTTGGTCGTGGCTTCTATCTTCTCGGCAGTCTTCTTGGCAACATGGATGTCCTTGTTCAGGTTTGCCGATTGGTTGATTTGGTCTTTCTTGGTCTCGGAAATCTTCTCTACAAAAGTATCGTCATTAAGTGCTTTCTGCGAACCCTCAAGCTCAACCAAATCAGAGGCATTCTCATCCATCGTCTTCGTGGAATCGTATTGGAACTTAGGCATATGGGGCTGGGGAGGTTCAGCAATTGCAGTATCATCAGTCTTGGCTATATCATCAGTCTTGGCTATTCTGCCATTCTTCCTTGCCTGTTCAGCCAATTCCTCAGCTTTTTTTTCCATTTCATCCATTTAAATAATCTCCCATATTTCTTTATTATTATAAGCTTTATTCAGCCAAGAAAAAAGCACCCGAAACAATTAACGGGTGCCGAAAGTAAGAACGGATTTATAATTTGTAAACATCGAGCACAGCATTTGCCGAAGCACTACTGAACATATCCTGAAAAGCAATTGATTTCATACTATTTTCCCCTTCAATGCACTACTTAATTTAGCACTTGGGAGAATCATGCGAAACTTCTCCCCTTAGCGATTTCAGCTTCTCCGCCTTCGCCTTTGCTTCCCTGTCCAGTTCGTCTATGGAAGCGTATTTCGTGTTCCCTATATGGTTTGGTATATTATATTATACAATGAAAGCACGGCAAACTTACAGGATTAATGTCCTTAAATCTAAATTGTAACTCAGGTTTAGATTCGATTGAAAATTCTGTCATTGCTTTTCTCCTAAACGCATCTTCTTTTCTTCCTCTTCCTGCTTCTTCTTGTATGCTTCGAACTCTTCCTTGGTAGCTTCGGTGTAGTTTTTATCTGCACCATCGGGAATATAGATAGCATGGTCATAAATAGGATACTCATCGTAGACGGCAACTAAGCTTTTAAGATAACCAGTAGAACTTTCTAACTTTTTCATAGCTTTCCTCCTTTTTTATGCTAAAATCCAATTCTTATCGGTAGCAATCTTCTTTGCTTCGTCAGACAATAAAGCAAGTTTGTCAGTTCCCATGGTTAAGGTCTTCGAGGTCTTTCCAGTCAAATCCATGAGATTGTTAAGTAAAATAACAAGTGCATCATGTTCTAACTTTGTATCACGAATATCAAAAGACGTATGTATTCCAAACATCAGAATAGATGTCAGACTGCGACAATAATAGAACATATCACCCATGTTAATAACTTTACTAGTATCAAGTGGTGGAATAGATGTCAGACTGCTACACCCACTGAACATATAACCCATGTTAGTAACATTTGAAGTATCAAGTAGTGGAATAGATGTCAGACTGCTACAATAATGGAACATATCACCCATGTTAGTAACATTTGAAGTATCAAGTAGTGGAACAGATGTCAGACTGCGACAATAATAGAACATAGCACTCATCGCAGTAACATTTGAAGTATCAAGCAGTGAAACAGATGTCAGACTGTTACACTCATAGAACATAGAACTCATGTCAGTAACATTTGAAGTATCTGGATATGTGATAACTTTAGATATATCAACAAGGTTAGACTTCCCTTTGAAAAGCTGGTCACATCCCCTAACATCAAGAAATTTTTTTAGTCCTAAATTTGGAATGTTAGCATTAACGCTATCAAAAAAATATCCTTCTTTAGGAGTATATGTACCATTTTCTGCAACAGTCAATGGATAGGAATTGATATTTGCCATTACTTTATCAAAGAAGTATCCTTCTTTAGGAGTATACGTTCCACTCTGAGTTACTTCTAGTGGATATGATTGAGTGGTAACGTTAACTTCAACTTTTCCATATCCATCCACCATATCATCAACCGCCTTATAAGTTCCATTTTGAGTGATTTCCTTTAATGGTAGGATTTTGGCAGAAGTACCATCTGCTGGAAGTGCTTCTGCGTTAAGGTTGCCAACAACATTGATTGTTGATAAGTCAGTACGGATTGTTTTAGTGTCATCATCGGTCTTACCTTGAACGAAAACGCTGAATCTAGGTGGAGCAATTACGACAGATGGAATTTCGACATTTCCATTTTCGTCAATGTCAGCATAGTAGCTTTGTGATTGACCATATCGAAAATATGCTTTTCTTTGTGTATAGTCAGCCCAATCATCTCCAAAGACAAAAGAGATAGATACGGCGTTTTTAGAACCATAGGCAATAGTTGCATTTTCGATTGTCAGATTAGAACCCCTTACACTTGCTTTAATTTCCATAATCCTTCCTCCTTTAGGAAGCTCTCAGTGCTTTAAGCTCTTCTGCGACTTTCTTCGCTTCCGTGTCTAGTGCTTCTATGGAAGCGTACTCCGTGTTCCCTATATGAATGGAAGGAGCTTCTCCCAACCTTACAGCCCGTAAGTATTCGTTTACCTGCATATCGTATTCCTTGAACCATTCCTCCAAGGAATATATCTTGTTAAGCCTGTCTATCCTTCTCGATTCCTCCGTCTCGAAAGGCTCTTCGGATATAGCTCCGTTCCTAACCGCCCATCTCTTGCCGACAGTGGAGGAGAGTGTCTTCGCGAAATCATCATCGGACAGTGCCATTGATTCGTAACTGCCTTCGGGGTTTGCGAAAGGGTATCTGTCGTATATCCATCCGTCTTTTACGGAATACTTAATGACGTTCATCTTCTTTCCCTCCTGTTCCATATATGATGCTCCTTTTTACGTATTAGCGACAACAATATAGTCTATACTCGCCGCACCATTTATAGTGCCTGAAAATTGGACTTTTATTGTGAATCCGCTTTTAGATTTGTCATACACGGAGAATGAAGCTGTCGTGGATGAATCTCTGGAAGTAACGGCAACACTGTAATTGGTGTCAGGCATTGACGGAGAGAATGTAACCTGAATCGTTTTGCTGCTTAAGCTTCCTATATATGCAGAAGAGTAGCCAGAACGGATGTTCCCTCCGCCAGGAACAGTTATATTTCCGCTTCCGAGTACGCTCGTGCCGTTTATGGTCTTTATGTTCGTGCCGGATACGAGCTTCGGCTGGTAGTAGTCGGTGATGAGGTTTCCGAGAATATCCCTGTTCGCAACCTCCGCCTCTACATAACCCCCGTCTGCGGTGATTATAGGCGTAACGTCATGTGCTGTTGCCATAAATTGCTTCCCTTTCTACCAGTAGATGGTAACCGTATCTCCTAGAATAACTTCCGAGCTTCTAAGCTGTTTCACGGAATTGGTGATAGACGTTATCTTCCCACCTGCCACCTCGAATAAGCATAGTATTATCTCCGCCACGCCTTCCGACTTTTCTATCTGGTCGTTGGAAGGAACGTAGTCGAATGTCTGCTGGTCTATCTCGTACAGTGCGTCTCCTCCTGATATGGAGGTTACACGGAGTACAAGTGCGAACCTTCCGGAAGCGTTCACGGTATGGAGAGCCATCTCTTCCCTTGCGGTTATCCTATACCCGTGTACCTGATAGGTCTGCACGGGGCACATTATCTGGAATCCGTCTTCCGAGACGTACAACGGGGAATAATCGAGAGAGCCTGATTTCCCGCAAGTGGAAACGTGGTGCGAAAGAGCATCGTCTCTTGGAGTGATTATGTACCTGTCGGTTGCGGTGCTTATCTTTTCAAGAGGTCTTAGCATATATCACCTCCTGTATATGGGCCTTGCGTAGAAATAGAGGGAGCTATCGAAAGGCTTTTCCTCGTACTTCGACATATTCTTATTATACACCATTGAAACAGCTCTTAGGTACAGGTGGCTAGTATAGAGTGTCCCCTGCGGACGTGATTCCCCGTAGTACGCCAATCTTATAAGATTAGGGAGCGACAGCTTCCCGTTGTCTATGATCCAAGAGCTTGTCGATGTCCTGAAAAGGAAGAAGTTTGAATCGTATTCATATTCAGGAAGCATGGAGGGATTATGGGACCAAGTGGAGACAATATTGCAGGAAGGAATCCTTAGAGAGAAAGACTCTCTTTTACCTTGCCCGTATTCTCCTACCTTGGTTATGTTCCCTGTTTTCAGCTGTCTGTTGTCGCATATATGCGGATAGGCGTATAGCGTAGATGAAACGTTTTTCCTTCCCGTGATGAAAACGTCCGATAATATGCCGGAAGTATTGTTGCCGATGAAAACGTCTCTCTGGAAGTCTCTAAGGCAGTATTCCTCCCGTGTGGAAGGTTTGCTGTAATTGCTCCATAGATAGTCTTTCACCTCTAGCTTGAGGTAGTCCGAGCCGTTCCCTTCCAAGGAGATCCTGAACCCGACTAGCCTGTCGGTATCGAAGGAATTGGAATATACTCCGTTGTAGACGCTGGAGCTTGTCTCCGTGTCTGGAATGATTGCGGTGCTGTCGGTAGTCCAGCCTATTGCGTCTGCCTTGAAAAGCTTTTGCCTTTCCCCAACGATAAGGAACTTCTCCCCTACCATCATTCCGCACTCGTTGGCAACCGCCGAGGAATCCGCCCACTTCAAGGACGTTCCGTTTGCTATATCCGAGGAAGATACTCCCTGGATAGCCTTTGCGTTGTGGGTCTCCGTTGCGGTGTCGGAAACCTTCCTAGGGGCTAGGAGATCCTGCACTACGTTGAGTTTGAGGTCCTCTCCTATGCCGAAAACGGCTATGATGAAACGGGCATATCCGTAGCCTAGCTTCCCTAGGTTGTCTCCCTTGGATAATGTGGAATCACGGGAAGCGAAAAGAACCATCGTCTGCTCGGATGGGGAAGTAAGGTCGCAGGCTAGATAGATATACACCTTTCCTCCGAAACCGAACTGTTCCGCCGTTCCTATGCACTCCGTATCGTTCCATATAGCCTGCCTTCCGTACACGTGTACCATTCCCTTGCGTATGCGCATCTCTTTCGTACCGCCTATGTAAGGCTTCAAGCCGTCAGCTCCGAGTATTCCGTCATACACGGAGAAGGGAAGCGTTCCATCGGAAAGGTCGTAGGAGCTGTCTCCCGTAGAGCCGGAGAACCCTCCTCCTACTTCGTTGTACCCGTCCGCCGAATCGCTGGAGGCGTTTATCTCGCTCCCTTTCTTCAATACCGTTATTTCCGTCATATGTCTGCCTTTCCGTACACTGCATAGCACGAAAGGGAGGTGAACTCATCGGGGTTTGCGTTGGTGTCTACGTTCCCTGCCGTGGCAACGGTTGCCGTGAATGTCGTTCCGTTTATCATTCCCTTCATATACGGAGTGTTGATTATGTCGTAGCTGTCTATAGGGAACTCCTCTCCGTTGCTTACCTTTGCTCTCATAAGCTCCGTCCCGCTCTTCCCATATATTGCGATATAAAGGAGGTGGCTTGGCAATGCGGAATCCATGGTAAAAGAGATTGTCCCCGATATAGCCTTGTCCGTAAAAAGTTTGCGTGTCAAAGTGATATATCCGACATTTGCAACCTTAAAATTGGAATCGATGGAGTTTCCGTCTGAGTATGCCCCTAGGTGCGTTGTAAGCAAAGCCGTGGCGCACGAATCCGAGCGGATAGCTCCTGGCATCTGCGCTATGCCGGTGCTTACGGTGTTCCCGTTGTAGTCCTTCGTAACCTGCCCGAGATTTCCGAACACGTTGAAAAGCTGCTTGACAGGGATATTCCCTATTCCTCCGTCAGCCCTTATGTTCTCCGCATTGTCGTATGTTCCAGGAGTGATCGCCCTGATGATATTCTCGGTATGTGTCTGCGTGACGGTTGCGTGTATTCTATAGAGAGGTATCTTGGTAGCCGTCCCGCTCTTGGAATATCCTTCCGTAAGTATCTCCGTTGACGATACGGAAGGCATAGTGCCGGTGTATGTCTCCGTATACCACGAAATTGTGTCGTTTGCCTCGTCCTGTCCAACGAAAAGGGAAACGCCTATCACAGCCGAAATGCCATAAAGTGAACTAGGGGAAGAGCCTCCGTATGTGAATGTGAAATCCTTTTCCAAAGGATTCGTGAACTGGTAGCCTAGTGCCTGTCCCATTCCGCTTCCGACCGAGAAGACAGCGGTAGTCGAAGAACACGACTTGCACGTTATCGCCATCCCTCCTAGTATTCCCTCGTATATCCCGTTTCCGCAAGAGATATAGCGCTCCATAGCATCCATCCAAGGGGTTATCTCTGGAGACCCGTTCTTCCTTAGGAGATTAAGATCACTTGCCATTTTTTATACTCCCTTCAACCATTCGTAGCCGGAAAGGCAACCGAATGTTACCGACTTCGCCACCTTTCCATCGCTGGAATAAACATACTTTACCTCTTCCAGTGGAAGGACCTTGAAGTAGTCCTCCTGGTCTCCCGTTGACGAGTTGTAGCTCTTCATATAGCCGTATATCTTACCTACGAATGTCAGCGGATAGTAGGATTCTGCTTCCCTGGAGTTGGAATAGTCATAGAAGAACGGCTCGAACACCCTTGCAGAAAGATAGGAATCTATGTTTATATCCACGGAGTCTTTGTACCTCTTGCCTATAAGCAATTCAAGCGCCTTGTTTACGCCTTCCGCCTTCTTCTCCGTCTCCTTCGTGGAATCATCGTTGTCGATATATATGTCATTGTCGATAGCTGGATAGATAAGGAAATCGCTCTTGGTCTTGCCTTCGTACTGGTTCGATCTTGTCCCGTTTGTGTCCGTGTACGTTCCGAAGGAACTCGAACTTCTGTATACAGAAGAAAGCTCCGATTCCTCCGCTATATCGTTGTTGGAAAGGAGATGGTAGGTCTTGTAGAGCGTATCGTTGTAGTATACCCTTGCCATATTAGTGCTATACGAAACATAGCCGGAAGCACTCTCCAGAAGATCGCTTATCTTTATAGTTGCTATCTTGTCCTCCGGTAACTGGCGGACAGTAAGATGCTTCTTGCCGGTGTCGGGCTTCGGATCGTATGTCATTATAGTAACATATCCCTGCGTCTGGTCGTATCTGGAGACAATATCCCATAGAGAACCTGTCTCCTCCCCGAAATCGTCCACCTTGGCGGTGTCTGGAACGAGCGATACGTCTATGTCGTATTCCATTCCAAGCGTGAGCTGGTTCTTCGGAAGGGCAAGGATATAGGCCATAAGGTCTTTTAGAAGTACCTTTCCTTCCGTCTTGGAAAGGGAAACGGTGCTTACCTTCATCGTCTGCTGGAATATATGCCGTGTATCGAAGGAACTAACTGTAGTTATCTCCTTGGAAGTCTTCGGTATTCCGCACAGCGAAACGTATTTGCATATTCCGCTCATGTCATAAAGAGCGATATATACGGCATTTGAGGTATTGCTTTCCTTCTTGAAAGACACCGTGAAATCATCGAATCCGAAAGCCCTCCTCGATAGTGAGAAAGACTTTACGGGGTGCTGCCCGTACCCGTCAGTCGATATAGCGTTGAAATCCCTGTCGAGGAAGGAAGCAAAATACTGCATCAGAAGTCATACTCCTTGTACTTGATGGTGAAGGTGTATTCCTCCGAGGAGGAGCTGTTGGACGTGCTTACCTGCGTCTCTCCAGGCTTTGCGAACAGGAACGAGCAATGAGTGGCTCCTTTGTCTATCCTGTTGTACTCGTTTGTCTTTACGCCGTTGACGGTCTTGTATGCCGTGTAGGAGGAAGCAAGTATGTCTACCGAATCCCCCTTGTTGAACGTATCCATTATTATAAGCGTTGCGTAAGGCTCGCCAGCACCTGTCTTCTTCAATGCAACCATCGGGTTGGATATAGTTCCGCTGAACATGAACGTAGCATCTAGAGGTATCTGCCTGAAATAGTTGTTTTCCACCTTCATGTTCTGCGTGGTGCTTGAATACCTGTAAGGATAGACATAGTTGTATGTCTTCCCAGTGCTTCCTGTCGAGGACTGCGAAGTGTACGATTCCGTGAACGGACGGGAAAGCGTCTTGAAAGTGATAGGGCATGTTATTGCGCTTCCGTTCTGTAGAGGTGCTGTTTCCCCGAAGCTCTCTACTATCACTTCCCTTCTCCTTCCGAATACGTTTGCTGAGGAAGAGGAATCGGGAGTAGTGTCGATAGGGTTGTCGTACTTCCCCGTGCCGTCTCCGTACCCAAGCACGAGGAGCAGCCTCCAAGTCTCCGTGTCCGAGTGGGAAGTTATCCAATGCCTGAAATCACGCATTGCCGAATAAGGGTTCTCTTCCTTCCCTTCGGCGTTCTTCTTGCGCCTGAAGATGGCGTTTATGGTAATGTTGTCCTTGTTTATCTCCTGCGAGATGATAGCGTCCTGAACGTCTCCGGTCTGTACGTCCACCTTCTGCGAGAAGCCGTCATAGTTGCCTATGGAGGAGATATTCTCCACCTTGATATACTCCGTTGCCGGAGATTCAATGCTGAACGAAACCGGTTCGGCGCACAGCCATACTTTCTCGCTTAAATGGTACATAGAAACCTCCTATATCATCTGCGACTTCTTGACGTTGATAGCCTTGATAAGCGATTCCGTGTCGGTTGCGTTTTCGGTTATCGTTACATTCTCTATTATAGTATTATGCGAGTCCGTTGTCGAACTCGAAGAGGTGCTTGTCGTAGTGCTTCCTAGGCTCGAATACGCATCGTATGGCGTAGCTACCGCGTTTGCGTTTCCCTTGGAAGATATGGAAGTGATTATAGCTCCTATCGCCGTTGCCCCTAGGGCTATCGCCGAAAGTATGAGACCGGTCTTCCCCATGGATAGCACTCCGTCGAGTATCTTTATGCCGTTGGCGATTACCGGCAATGCTACTGCCACTCCTGCAAGCCACGATACAGTAGTAGGCCCTAGCTTGTTTAGTCCTTCCAGCATCTTGGAAAGAGCATTGATAAGAGGATCTAGGCTCTTGACGGTCTCCAGTATGCCATCCATCATCGGGGAAAGCGAAGTGCCGAAGGTTACAACTATCTCCTGTATCTGCTTCTTGAATACCTCCATCTTGGCGTTCAATGCTTCCGCCTTTGCAACCGAGCTGTTGGAGATAAGCCCACCGCTCGATGAAAGATCATGGTCCATTGCTTCGAGACTTTCCGAAGAAGTATCCAGCCATACGGTAAGGTTCTTTCCGGCGTCTCCCAGAAGAGAGACGGCTATGGAAGCCCTCGTTGCATCATCGGGGATTCCCCTTAGACGCTCCGAAATGAGGGCAAGTGCATCTGCGGAGCTTAGGTCCTTCATGTCCTCGAAGGTAAGGCCGAGCAGTGCTAATTCCGTCTTGGTCTTCGGTGCCTGCTTCTGCACGTTTCCGAGCATTGTAAGCGTGGCGCTCATGATGTTCTTGTATGCGTCAGTCTCTCCCGTGAGAAGCTCCATCTCGTTGGCACGTTCCTGCCACTCTTTTGCCGTTCCGCCGTACTTCCTAACGTCCGATCCTATCTCCTTGCCGACTTCTGCAGTCTTGCTAAGGAGCGTATATATCCCGCCTAGGACGGCTATCGCTGTCGCTCCTATGCGTGTGAAGGTCTCCGCTATCCTGTTGCCCTGATTCGCCAATTCCTTCCCGTTGATGGTAGCTCTCTCTTCCGCTGTGGCTGTCTTCTCCACTTCCGCAGTTGCCTTCTGTGCGGAGCTTCCGAAGCTCTTTACCTTTTCATCTGCTAGCGCAACGTTTGTCTGTATCATTGCGTACTTGTCGGCATCGAAACTGTCGCCGGAATGGCTCTGCCTGTACTTCTCTTCCTGATCGTGGTAGTTCTGCGCCTGCTTCGTGGCAAGGGAAAGCTGGGTTTCGAGGTTCTTCGCCTTGGCTGTCGTAAGAGTGATATTGGTGGGGTCTAGGGCAAGTGCCTTGTCCAGCGCTTCCGCCTGTTTCTCAGCCACCTTGCACTGCCTTGTTATAGATGCAATGCTCTTCTCTATGCCTGTGAGTGTACGCCCTACTTTGCTTTCGTTTTCCGATGCCATGTTTATCCCTGTCCTTTTCCGTTCATATAATACTCGTAGAGTATCTGCGCCCTTTCGTATATAGCCGGAGAAAGTTCTTTAAGCATCTTTATAGTCTTGGGAATAAACCCCGTTCCGGTGTAAGGGTGCGGCCCTTTCTTCCTTCCGTAGGAAGTAACGTTTGCTATGAGCGCATACGGCACCTGATGCCCGTTTCCGCCCGTATGGCTTCCCTTGGTACTCCAAGACACGTTTCTATATCCCAGTGCATCGTATATGAAGCTCCACCCGTAATAGCTCCTCTTGCGTGTCCTACGGCTTCTTGGAAGCATCGATGCGGTATGAATATACGGATTTAGATAGCCTGCCCTTCTCGTGCCTACGCTCATGCTTCTTTCAAGCTCTTTGCCGAAAGCCAGTGCGAACCTGTCTACTTCCTCTTCCGTGGCTTTCGTGATGGAGGAATCCAAAGCACTTGGAAGAATACGAAGGAACTCCGATAATTCGCTCATTCCGTTGTACCTATCAAGACCTCTCCGTCCTGCTTGGGCCTTGCCTTCCTTGTTGCCATATCCACGTATTCCGATAGGTCCTCTATGGACCATATATGCCAAACACTCTCCGGCAGGTGGAGAGTGCTTGTTATATAGATTATCTCGAAATCTACTGGGTTTTCGTCAGGCCCGCCGGTGCTTTTTTTGATGGTGTAAGCATCTTCCCTATAGCGGAATAGAACTCCGAAGACGGGTCTGCCAATTCCAGGAAGTCCACCTCGTCTATCACCTTGTCATAATCGTCTATGGTGAGATTGTTCTCCCCTGCCTTGCGGAAGGAGAAGTAAAGGTTGCAGTAGAAAGAAGTAACGTCTTCGCTTTCTTTGAGATTCTTTAGGTCCTTCAGGAAGTCGCTACCAGTGAGAAGCCTGTATGTCTTGGTGAACTCCATCGCATTGCTTATGCGGTGGCCTTTGTAGTCCGAAACTACCATTAGACGGTCTCTCCGACTACGATCTTGGTAGGAGTGCCTTCAATCCAGTTGGGGCTTCCCTTGTAGACATCGTGGTAGAAAACCCTCGTTCCGTCTACAAGTACAAGAGCCGTCCCAGTGGCCGTGAAGGACTGGTCCTGCTCGCTTCCAGGCTGGTTGGCACTGTCCGTGTGTTCCATGGAAGGAATGACATTGTAGATCCATCTCTGGCAAGGAACTCCCTTCTTGTCCTTCATCTCGTAAACACAGCAAAGAGGCTTCCTTACATATCCTGCCTTCAAAGTGTAGTCCTGGCCTTCAACATCTTCCGTCTCTCCCAGAATGATCGCTCTTGCCTTCGGATCGATTCCAAGGGCGGAGAAGGTAAGGGATAGGTCGGTGATAGTCTCGTCCCCAGGTTCGGAAAGATCGTCTGCCTTGTTCGGAGAGGAATTGACGTTGACCTTGCATGTGAACGAGACGTTGGATATTCCGGCGGTATAGAACTTGAAGAAGTCCGTTCCAACCGGCCACCCTTTGACATCGTAAGATGTTGACTCTACGAAGAACGCATTTTTATACATATTTTCCTCCTTAATCCCTTACTGTCTTGGTAAGGGTAAGACCTGCGCATCTAAGCTGGCGTGCCGTATCGTACATGCTCATGGAGCTGATATTGACTACCCACCCAAGAGCCTTTGCCTTCTTCTCTATCGTTCCTGCAGTATCGTACATGAAAGACTTGTTGAGAGGACTTTCGTAGTAGATCATTACGGAATATCCTAGGGATATTGCCGAAGTGTCATCGTCCGCTTTTTCAAGAAGGAGCGAGGAATCGAATCCCCAGACCGCAAACCTCGATTTCTTTGGTTCTCCGTCTTCCCCTATGAACGAGTTTGGAACGTCATACTGGAAGAAGTAGTCCTTCGATTTCGAGAACGTGGAGAGGTAGTCTCCCTCCGTCCACCCAGAATCCTCTAGTATCTTCCCTATCTCCTCGTCTGCTTCCGAGACCGCCTTAATCGTTTCCATTGTATTCCTCCCTTGCATAGTCCTTGCGAGGACAGGAAGAAGCGGTGATTTTGAGGTCATGCCCTAGGAAGTCGTATGGGTCTGCGTATTTCACAAGGTAGGTGCGGTCTCCGTAATCAAGGAACATTCCCGAAGTTATGCCGGTGCGGTAGTTTATGTATGCCGTGATCGTGTCGATAGCTCCCGTAACATCCGAGGTTACAGCGAACTCTGCCTTGGTTTCCAGTATGTATGCCTTCAGTCCGCCTGATAGCGAGGGAGGGTAAGGATACTTCCTTACGTTTGAAATATCTCCTCCTGCCTGTTTCTCCGAGACTACCGCATACACCTTGACGTACTTGTCCTTCCTTGGTGCTTTGCTACGGATCATCTTTGTGTTCCTCCTTATAGATGGATTCATTGAGAATGATTATGTCGGCGTTTATCCCGAAGTTGAAGTCGTAATCCCTGTTGTAGGTTTCCCCAGTATCGTACCACCTCTGCTTCACGAACATCGTAGCGCAGTCGGTGGCAGTGGGGTCTTTCTCCGTGTCCGCCGAATAGTCATACCCTGTGTGCTTGAAGAGGAAGTCGGAAGCGGAAAGGGAAAGGCTTTCGAGCTTTTTCACATCGGAATAGTCGCTATCCAAGTCGAGTATGGATTTCATCTCTTCGTCCGTGAAATACGCCTTACTTGCCTTTTCCATTTCTTTGCCTCCTTAATCTAGGCTAGGCCGACTTCTTCAAACGCATGATGGACTTCGGAGTACCGCATACGCCACCGGCGTAGAACTCCGCCTTGTAGGCAGTGAGACCTTCAACGAAGTTGCAGGATTCATCGAATCTGATAGTGAAGTCGGAGAAGACGCCAACGATATACTTGGAGAAGTCTCCGTATGCTCCGAAGTATCCTCCGGTAGTTGCGGTGGCAAGAGGAGTAACCTTGGAAGAGGTAACGTAAGGAATAGTGTCGATGGTCTTGGCGTTGAAGTCGAAATCGTATGCTCTCTGCTTGTTGACGCCTGGAGCCTTGTAGAGGTTCTTAATATCGGTCTTGGAAAGCAGGAAGGAAGCTCCGAGGTCGACATCTTCGTCTCCTCCATAGGTAAGGACAGCGTTTCCAACGAAGTCCTTGTCAAGTACAGAGACGTCCTGATCGTAGGCAACAGGGATGCACTTGTTGACGGTATCGTCTCCGAGCATGATTCCGGTGAAGTTGTTTTCCGTTCCGTCTCCGTTGATGACGCAGTCGATGATCTTCTTCTTCATGGCGTTCTGCATAGTGCCGATAACATAGTTCAGGTACATGGAAGGAGCGAACTTCTTGAACTCATCGGAGACATAGAACAGGATAGAATACTTGCCTCTTCTAAGGCTTACGCTTCCGAAGCTAGGATGGCTTGCAAGAGGAGCAACGCCTTCTGCAGTCTTGTTGGCCGTAACCTCATCGAGGGCATACGGAATCTCGAAGGAATCTCCGCCCTTGACGGAAATGAAATTGAGGGAATCGTAGAAACGGCTCATGGCTCCGACAGGGGAATTGACGTTGTTCTGATAGGACTTCGGAGTGATAAGGCCGGTGTCGGTGGTGAGGATGGCGTTACGGGCCTGTACCATATCCTTCTCCGTGAGGACAATGGATCTTCTAGTGGTGAGGTCCTTGCCGAGGCTTTCCATTCTTTCTTGGCTCATAAGCTCCTGCGTAATCTTGCCATCGTTCAAGCCGTTGAGATCGATATGGGATTCACGGATAATCTTCTGGACTTCGGCGGATCTTTCGGCGATCTTGCCCTGAATGGAAGCCAATTCATCCTTGATGGCAAGCCGTCTCTCGTTAGTAGTCTCCTGCTTCTCGCTTTCGGCTTTGAGGGCATCGAACTTCGCATTGAGGTCCTTGCACTCGTCAGAAATCTCTTTAGTAGTCATTTGTTTAACCCTTTCTTGGTTTTTTTCTTCCCTTACCTTGCATTCCCTTCTGGATTACAGCTTCATAGCACGTATCTCTGCTTTCAAAGCCTCATCCTGTTCCATGCGCTTCTTCGTCTCTATGCTATCCAGCTTGGCTTTGTCGCTATCCAGCGCCACAGCCCAACGGGAAGTGATGGACGTACCTCCATAAGCGGGGAATCCGACTGCGCTGAAATCGAATATGCGGTCGATATTCCTTACTGTGGAAACAACCTCCTTTGTCGCATTGTCCTGTACAATATCGAGGCCATCCTTTCCGAGCATATACCCGTAGGAACACCTGTCTAGATAGCCGTTCTTTACGGCTATGGATAACTGCTTAGCAACGTCTAGATCTCTTAGGAGAAGCGCCTTGAAGTGTACCCTGTCGGGTAGCACGGTAATCGTCAGTGTCTTGTTGCGTGTACGGGCGCACGGGATCATTACGTCATTGTGGTTCACGAGGAACACGACATCCTTCATATCCGTGTTTCTAACCGCCGAAGGATCTATCGATTCCGTGAGTTTCCACCCTGTCTGCTTGTCCTCGTAGATGGTAGTCCTCTGGTTGAAGACTATTGCGTCTCCTTCGACTACATCGTACTTGTCAGGATCCGTAACCTTCTCGTTCATATCTTCCATTACGGCGGAGCGGTAGGAACAACCGAATGTTCCGTATAGCTTCTTGTTCGCCTTCTCCGCCATCTCTGCTAATTTATCGTTCATTTTTGTTCTCCTTTAGGTCTCCCTGCTCCATCGGCGCTAGGCGTTTTGCTGTAGTTTGCCGAGGTGATAGCCGTATCTCCGCCTTCGATGGGATCCATGTGGATAAGTCTTCTTATCTCGTTAGGCTTAAAATATCCTGAACTGATGAGCGTCTGTGCCTTCTTGATTCCGTTCTCTTCGGTGGAATCATCTGGGGAAACAAGACTTACCCTGTTCCCGTACCCGTATGACTTCCTCGTGATGATGGCGGTCGTAAGCTCCTGTATGAGGTCCTTCTTGAACCCACCAAGTGCCTTGTAGTCCATGAAGTGGGAAGAGGAATCCGTAAGGTCGTTCTGGAGCATCTTCTCCGTAAGCCCGAAGTAGGAATATACGTTCCCCTCGTAGTCGGTTATGGCAGGCTGTTTGGCAACCGTAGGGCTTGGGATATTGACAGGGCTTACCGTTGCTCCGTCAGGAGCTACAAGCACCTGCGAATCTCCGGCGCACTGTGTGTCTATCTTCTTGCGTATGACTTCCGGCCCGTCCATCGAATTGCTTACTGGCGTAGCTACGAAGCGGATAATCTTGGCGTTTGCCAGTTGCTTCTTGAAGCTCTTGATGTCAGAATCAAGCGCATCAAGAGTAGTGTCTAGGGAGCAGTCGTACATAGAAAACGGATTCTGCGATGTTCCCTTGCGTACGCATATCAGGAGATAGCTCCTTGGGTAGTATGCAACATTACCGTTCTCGTCAGAAATCTTGAACCACAGCTCCCCGTTGTATTCCACAGGATCTCCTACGATCCTTTCGAGCGGGATGTTGTAGATGCCCTCTAGATTCCCCGTAACGGAGTTAAGCACCATTCTTGCCACCGCCATTCCGAAATAGAAATAGTCCTGCGAAAAGGCGTGCAGGAACTGATAGGAGTTTATGGTAGGGTTCGGGCGCACTCCAAGGATGTAGTTGGTCGTTTCCCAGCCTTTCGTTCCTTCTTCACCGGAAACGACAGGAGTAAGCAGGGAAGCGTTCCGTGCAAGGCATTCCACGCAGTTTCCGTAAAGTGCGCTCTCCTCACGTAGCTGATACTGCGGAGTGGAGATAGCAACATCGGTTCCTATGTAGTTTTCGCTCTTAGGCTGTTTCGGTTTCCCGAACACCTTTGAGAAGAAGTTTAGAAGCCCCATTACTTGTCCTCCGGTTCGGCGGTTTTCCCGCCCATATACAAAGAAGGCATAAATATATTGATATTATCGCACAAAACGGCTAGACAATCAAGTATGGAAGCGGCTCCGTCTATCTTGTTTTTGGCGGAGTTATTCTTCTTGTCTATCATGAAGTTTCCGGCGTGGTCCGTAAGTATCTTCATGTTAGATAGACACCATTCGGTTACGGGATTTCCGAGATAGTTAAGCTCCTTTGCCTTCAACATGGAATAGAGTTTCTGCACCGCAATGCTTAGTCCCTCGTAATTCTGCCTTACACGCACAAGGCTATGGAAACCTAGAGCGTTCAGATCATCGACTACGAACTTTGCACCCCAGTTGTCGTATGCGATCATGCGGTAGTAGTACCCGTGCTTTCGGAACTCCCCGTAGAAGTATTCCGATACCTGTTTCAGGTCTATTTCAGTTCCCTTCCTCGATACCATTACCAAGCCCCTGTCTATCCACGCCTTCCAAGGCACTTTGCTCCTCTTTGCATCGTCCGATTCAAGGAAGCTGGTGGTAACGATATACATAGTCTTTACTACCGCCACTCCCTTGTCCCTGTCGAACATCATCGTACTCATAGCCGTCATATCGTTTCTGCTAGATAGGTCGAAAGAGCCTATGCACGGCATGTTGGAATACTTATGTCCTGCACCGTAGTCGAACAGCGAATCAATGGACTTCTCCGTGTAAAGCTCCGGCTGGATTATGGTGCTTCTTTCGAGCCACTGTCCGTTGTCGGCGCATACGATGTTGAAATCCTTGGTCTTGACTGTCATACGGCAGTTGGGATCTATCCCTGCCACCACAACCTGATTCCTTATATAGTCCTCTTTCTTTATCTCTCCCAATGCAGGGTTCGCCTTTATCCACACCTTCGGATCGTGTTCCCAGTCGTCTCCATCGTCAAGCATGTAGAGGATAGGGAGAAGCCCCTCCGGTGCGTACTTGTCGCGGTTAAGCACCTTCATGGATTCCTCGAACTTGTCATCGTAAAGGCCCTTTCGTACGAACCCGGCGGTGGAGATCATGTCTACCATCGGCTGGCTTCTGGAGGAAGTACCCTGCTCCAGTATGTCGTATTCCTCTCTGGGAAGGTTATGGACTTCATCAATAATCGCATGAGATACGTTGAATCCGTCCTGGTTCTGCGAGTTTGAAGAAAGGGCTACTATCTCCGAGTGCGACTCGCTTACGCCCTTGCGGAACGTTATCTTCGCCAGAGGGAACTCCCTGCTCGTGAATATCGCGTTCAGCTCCGGTGATGCTTCTATCATATGTCTTACCTCTTCCCATAGCCTCTTTGCCTGTGCATATGTGGAAGCTGCGATATAGATCTCCTCCGAGTTTCCGATTATCATTGAAAAAACGGCAAACGCCGCTTCGAGCGCCGTCTTCCCGTTCTTTCTTCCCATAACGGCGAACATCTCCGTAAATCTCCTTCTCCCGTCCTTCCTGCGCTTGATTCCGTACTTTGCTTCTATGAGGGCCTTCTGGAACGGAAGAAGGATAAGCGGAAGTCCGCTTGTGTCTCCCGAAGCCTGTCTTATGAGACCGTAGTCGTGTCCTCCGTGGCTTATCCAGTCGTGGAAGCGTTCAACGTCATTGTTCCCTTTGTAAAGCTCCAATAGCTTTCGGAACTGCGCCGGAGATTCTATGCTCCCAGAACACATTTTGCAGAACGACTTTGCAGGTTTTTCGTCTAGGTAGTAGTCCTTGTCCTCTCCCTTCGCTATAGGTTCGAGGATGGAGTATATCTTCTTGATATATCCTCCGTACCTGGAAGGATTCTTCTCTATGTCCTTGCAGTAGTCGAGTATGTAGCTCATGCGAGAATGTCCTTTATTGCATCGATAGGGCTTAGCACTACGCCCTTCTTGGAGCATGGTGTGAACCCTTCTAGCGACTTCCTCGACTTCGGGCTTAGGTAGAGCGTATCGGACAATGCTACCATCATCTTGGTTTCATCGGCCATTATCTTGTTAAGCCTCTTTATATCCTCGAAGGAATCGTCTTCGGAGTTGCCTGTAGGATCGCACTTGTACTTCCCCTTCCATTTGTCGTATGCGTGGCGGTATCTCGAAAAGCTCTCGCAGTAGAGCTGGAGCTGGTTCATGTCTAGAAGGTCAAGCACCTTTGTGTCGTAGGAAGCATAGAAGGCCATTATGGTGTTCCATTCCTTGGCCGCTATCAAATCCATTCCTACGGGTGCTTTCGCCATTCCTGTGGGAATGTTGTTCGATACGAGCTTGGAAAGCATCGAGGAGCATTTCCCTTTTGCCTTCCTTCCCGATCCAGTGCGCTTTCCACCCCTTGCTATCTCTTTCTCCATTCCGTTCTCCTTCCTATCGCACCAATGTACGTCATTTGGCTTCTTTTTCCTTCTTGTCGTGGATTATCACGTTTCCCATCCTGTCGAACTCCACGATGGTCGGCTTCTCCGTCCTTCCAGACTCTATGTCTCCGTGGACCGTGTTGTGGCAGTCCACGCAAAGAAGCTCCAAGTTGGAGAAGTCAATGGATATTTTGGGGTTGTCTACGTTCTCTTCCGTGAGAGGTATCTTGTGGTGGACTATGTACCCTGACCGTCCGCATATCTCGCATACGCCCTTCTTGGAGGCATAGAAGGCATTTCGGCACTTCTTCCATTTCGTGGAGTGGTAGAACCTGTCTACCTTCGGACCGTTCTTTGTTGGCATCGTGTACCTTCCTTTTATCCATATTCTAGACGCAAATAAATGAAAAAACAACGCTCACTATCGCCCTTTTCCTAGCAATCGTGCTTTTTGTGAGTACTTCCGTATTCACATCTTATATACAAGGTTATAGATAAGATTATCTATAAGCAGAATCGGATAAATAGAATTAGTATATGCTAACAAATGCCAAAAAGACCTTGGTTACGCAAAATAGAACTCCATAGCCGGTGCTTTCTAGGGGGTGCCTTATGCCACCCGAAATTGGCCCCCTACCCTTTGAAAGGGGTTTCTTTTCTATGCGTTTTTGGGGTATGTTTGAAAACCGTTTGAAAAAAATATGAAATCAAAGAGTGCATTATTTAGCCTTGTTTAAAGGCGTTCTCCCATCTATTGATTTTTGATTTAATTATTTTTTTTGATTTTTTTCAAAAAGAATCAAACTTTTCAAACTTTTTAAAAACCTTTAAAGTTTGTGATCAATGGCTTGATGTTCCACGGTTGCTCTTGGGGCTGTTCTTCTCTCTCGAGAGCTTTTCTGTTTGTTGTCGTTGCTTGCTAATGGCTGTTGCTTTGCCATAGGTTAAACGCTTTAGGCTTGTCTGTGTATTTATGCAAAAAACAAAAGAAGCGCCTTAAACGGCGTTTCTGTGAGTTTTAGCTTGTGCGCTTGATCTGGATTTTTTCACAAAAAAAGAGGGGTGATTAGCCCCTCTTGATTAGCTTCTTTGCTCCTCTTTTGTCGAGCTTTAGGGAGTATACTCGTTCCCTCTTGGTCCCGTTGGCGAAGCAATAGAGGTAGGCGGTATCTAACGCCGTTAGTCGTCGTTGATAGACGGCTACTAGTCGGCCCTTATAACGATGCCGGTTAGGCTTCCACTTTATCAGTTCCACATCTTCCCCCTCAACGTCAAGGGTTGGAAAGGCAAGAACCAATAGGGCGTTAACTGCCTTCTCCGTCCCTTCTATCTTATGGAGCTTGTTAACGTCTGCCAATAGTTCCGATTGGCCCGGGAAGGCGTCAAACCGGTAACGTCTGAGAAGGTCTGCCAGGAGAGGATCCCAAGGGTCAAGAGAAGCCCTTATAGCGTTTCTTACAGAAAGAGCCGTCCTATATTCTGGTTTATTTTGTCCTTTCATTTAGAAAGCCTCGCAATGGTATTTTTGTAATTGTTGATTTAATAACCCTAATTGATCTTTGTTCAAAAACTTAGGATTAATCCCTAGTTGGATTAGCGCATCCGTTGGATCCCCAGAAACGCATACTTCAAAATTGGCTAGTTCGTAAATGACGGCGCTTTTAAAATAGTCGTTATCGTCCTTCATTCTCCTTTTGTTTTCTGCATCTAGCTTTTCCCATTTTTTGGTAATCCCATCTGCTATTTTTTTGTTGTTAAAATAATAAATGCCTACAATATCCGTAAATGGATATTGCCTTGCTTTTTCGTCAAAATCTTTCTGAAAAATGTTAATATTGTCGTATTTTTCTGGTTCCATGTTGTTTAGAAAATTGCTTCTTCTCCTGTAGTCTTCGTAATCTTTTAAAGGCTCTTCTAGCTCCGCTTCTGTGTAATATTCTTTATTGAATAAATTGATAAAATATTTCCCAATCTCATAAAAACTTGGTTCTTCCTGCAATAGTTCTTGCTTGATTTGCTTTTCTTCGTAAAAGACAAGGCCTATAATCCCATAGTAAGGAGCGCAATTAACTACTTTAAGAGAAAAACCGCCCTTTTCCTTAGTTAAAAACGCCTTTTCTTCTGCTTCTTTTTTGGTTATAATTTTTAGTTTTTTAAAGCTATCAATATTATAGATTGTTTCAATTTTTTTCATTTTATATATTTTTTTCCTTTATTCTCGGCCGGCCTTTCTTTCTACTCAATCGCATTTATTTAGCTCGTCATTGAGGATTCCTAATCTAACTTTGCTAAGATCTCTGGGGTTAATGTCTAACTCTTTTAGCGCCTCTCCGGGGTCTCCTGAAACAGATACTTCAAAATTTGCAAGTTCACAGTTTACAGCGTCCCTAAAATAGTCGTCATCTTCTTTAAACGCCTTTTGATGCTTTTTGAGGTTTTCAATAAATAAATTATCAATTAAATCAGCTTCATCTTTGTTTTTAAAGTTGTCAATTCCAAAAATCGATTTAAAGGGGTATTTTTTAACATTATTTTCAAAATCTTTCTGAAAAATATCAATGTGATCGTATTCTTCAGGGAGCTTATTAATAATAAAATCGGATCTTTGCCTATAGTCCGTATAATCTTTAAGGGGCTCTCCCAATTCTTCAACAGTAAAGATCTCTTTTTTCCATTCTTCTAAAATTCTCTTTCCAGAACGAAATAACTCAAAATAATCAAATTGCGGATACTCTGCAATCATTCTGCCGTTTGCGAAAACTAACCCCGTCAATTTATAGTCAGGTTCACAGTAAACAATTGTTAGCGTAAAATTTCCCTTCCTTCTTGTCAGAATTGAATATTCTAACGCCTTCTTTACAGTTATATTTTTTAAATCGTCATAACTGTTAGTTTTTATTGTTCTCATTTTATCTTTACCTATTTTTTAACGGAAGAAATCGTTTATTTCCTTCGATCCGTGCGTCTGGATCCAGCTTTTATATTCCTTCACCTCTTTTCCGTTTGCGAAATCGCAAGAGGCAAAATCTAGGCCGTGATCGGCGCTTTGGTCGTCTTCTCCTTCTGGATCTTTCAAGTAGGCGCACATCTCGCTATGATCCAGTTTGTCATAAGAACTAACGCTTTCTACTCTCGACCTTTCCTTTACCTTCTCAAACGCTTTTTTAAAATCATCGATGGTATAATCGGTCGCCTGGATGCTCTCGATCTCCTCCATCTCATTCGCGCTTCCTGAACAGATGCTAACAACTAATCGCCCCTCCCCTGCCTTGTCCAGTCCTAGCCCCTTAATCAGCCTTCTTACTCTCTTTGTCATTTTGTGTTTCCTTTCCGGCTCTAAGCCGGCCTTTCTTGAACGACTAAATGATACCAAACTAATTATTAGTTGTCAACTATTTTTTTTTGAGAAGCTTTTTTTCTTTAAAAAAACGCTCTCTATATACCTATTATTTATTTTCATCGTTTTCAAAAATACAACGTTGATTTTCTAAATTGTATAATGTTTTTGAAGCCTGGGAGGCATAAAAAGCACCACTTTTGAAAGCCCTTTCCGAAAACGCAAAAATGGAGTTTCGGAAAAAAGCCAGTGGGAGCCAAAAACTGGGAGTTTACGTTACAAGCGATTTTCCTAGGGCGCTGTTTTTTTGGCAGAAAAAGTGTCTCTTGTAACATTTGCCATAAGAAAAGCGGAGAGTTTGCGCTCCCCGTTTTCTTTTGCGTACCTTCGTTTGTTTGGATTGTATTCCGTAGACTTCACCCGTTGTTTTATAGGAACTTCCATCATCTTTCATGCGAGCCTTTTTTTGTTCTGCTTCACGGAAGTATTCTGCAAGGATCATGGATTATCTTCCCATTTAAGTATATCTGCTGTTAGTCATGCTTTCCGTTTCCGATAGTTTTCTTTTTGCTTTTCCCGTGATATGGGGGTGTCCTTCGGGAGGCTTTCACAAGCAGTTGTTTGATGTACTTCATGTACTCGTAGTCGTAGTCGTAGGCGTTGATGAAGTCTTCCGTAAGCTCTGGAACGTTCTTGCTTATCCATTGCGCTATCTCCGGCGTGATAGGACCGTGTCCTCCCTCGAAGGCTTTGGCTTCCTCGCTCCCGTTTCCGGTGATCTCCTTAAGGGAATGTCCTTTCTCCTCTAGATACTCCTCCGCTACCTTGGAGGTGCTTTCCGGCTGGATATGCCAACATTGCTTTTTACTTTTCCCTTTCATCTTATAAGACCCCACTCTGCAAGTTCCTCGAATCCTCCGATGCTTCCTATGTATCTTCCGGCTTCTTCCTCCAGTTCGGAATACATGTACATTCTTCCTTCTAGCATTACCTCACCGTCTCCGATGGCACACGACATTTCTATCGTGCGTCCTAGCGTCTGCGCTCTTAGGAACGCAATTATATTGAGCGTTACGTCAGCCTTGGAGAGGTCCTTCCCGTGAAGCCCTCCGCCTGTGATGCCGTCCCCCATGTCAGAGCCTAGTTTGCGGTTCGTGCAGCCGGTGTCTACGTCCGTTCCGCCTTCCCACGGGCCGATAGGGTTGATGTCGTGCCCGCATAGCACGATCTCAGGTGCTACAAGTCCGGTGATTTCATTTATAAAGTTCTCCGTGTGCTTCCTGTCTTTGCCTGTGTGGCTCTGGCATATTGCGTATGTGTCTTCTCCTACAAGGTATTTCCCGTCATACGGGTAGGCACGATAGATTTCCTCTGCAAGCCTAGTAAGGTTTCTCTGCTCGGTTGTTACAGGTGCGCCCTTGAATATGCCGTTGTCTCCGCATGCGTCTCTCCTTGCGTTCCTTGCGAGGTGCGCGTCCTGCGGAACGATAAGCATGTCTACATCGTTCTTCTTCCCGTCAATGCGCTCCACTATTTCCTCTACGTCCTTCTTACAGAATACGTAGGAGCTTTCACCGATTATGTGGCACTTCCCATGTCCGATCATTACCTCCAGCGCAACCTTCGGCTTCTTAATGTTAGCATATGCTAAGTCTACCATAGCCCCTGCGATCCTGTCGGCTACCTTGTCAGGGTGGCTGGGATTTACTTTCTCGAACATTTTATATGTTTCCTTTCTCTACAATGACTATTCCTGTAGTTCCTATCAGCTTCCCTTTGTCGCTTATTACCGGCGAACACACCGTGCCGATGGTGCATCTGTGCGGTATCCTCCTTTCTACGATTTCGTTTGCGTAGATCTGCGAGACAATGACTATGCTGTCCTTCGTGTCGCACTCTTTCGGAATAAGGTCTATTCCCTTTGTTGTACGCCTGAATGTAGGGAAATCGTAGCCCGTGTTCTCTTGCTCTACCTTGCTCTGCACCGATACTTCCCCGTATGACTTGATGGAGTATGCCAAATTACCTCCGTAGAACCTGTATTTGTCCATGAAACAGCCTGTATAGATGTCTATGTCGTGCGGCGTAAGATTATAAACTTTAATCACTTTTTCCCACCTCTATGGATAATCCTATCTATGATTTTGACTATTGCAAGGATCACAAGAACAACTCCTGAAAACAATAGATACGTTGTTATCACTTCTTGTTCCTCTTCTTTCCAAGCTCTGTCTCCGCTTCCATGATTCCAAGCTGTGTCTCGAAGGCCTTTCTTCCTCCCCAAAGATGATAGACATATGCAAGTGCGAATCCGATTTTAGGATCGTACTCATCGTCCTTGGAACACGTAACGCACTGGCTTGTTCCGTCCTCGAACACAACGATAGTCTTTCTCTGCTTCTTCAATTCGATAACCTTCTTTGCTTTTGCACTGCTTGTCTTAGGGAAAAGTACATTGTATAGTCCAATGAAGTCTTCGCTCTTCTGCTTCTCTTTTTCTTCCATTTTTCTATCGCTCCTTTGCGATTCCATCTTCCAGAGATGAAGGAATATCTAATTTAACAATACTCTCAAGCAACAACTAAATGATACCAAACTAATTCTTGATTGCATCTTCTTCCAAGATTTCGTAACACGCTACTCTCGTATAAGAATCGCAGTCTATGCACTGGAGAGGGCATAGCCGTGGTTCTCTGTTCTTCTTTAGCTCGTCTATTCTCTCCCTGTAATCCTTGTATACTTCCTCCAGCTCTTCCCTTGTGTCTCCGGTTGCTAGGATAAGAGTATGGTTCTTCCCTGAAAAAACGTATCTCGTAGTTGGATTAGTTCCGATGATGCAGCTCTTGTCCGTGGTGATTTCCCCGTATTCGGTAAGTATATAAGGCTTCTCTTCAATAATGGATCGTACACGTTTCTCGAAGTCAGTCATTCTTTGCCTCCTTTCTTGACCGTACAAGCGCTATCAATTCCTTCCTGATTCTCCTGTATAGCTTGTTCCTATAGCAGTATCTGCAGTCGCTCGGAGCGTTTCTACAAGGGGAGCAAATGTAGTCTCCGAACAGCTCGTCCAAATCGTCAATGGGATTCATTTTTTCTTCACCTCCACATTGTAATGGATTCTATGGATTTCATATACTAGCTTTGTTCCGACTACAATGGTTTCATTTCTGCAAGGCGATTCATGGATTGATATGTCTATGCACCCTTCTTTCCTAAGTCCTTCAACTGTCTTTTCTATTTCCGAAGCGTTCCTTGTATAATGCTCCGAAGAAGCATAATCACTTGTGAAAACATAAGGCTTTTCCACTGGTCTGAATGTCATGTTTTTTCATTTTCCTTTCTTTTCATCTTCCATGATAGTGACTCCTCTATTTAGAAAAAGCGCCTTTTGAAAGGCTGGCGCTGAACCTTATTGCCGAACTTTGAAATCATCTACGTACCTTAACCTTATCGGAACGCCTTTCGGGAACCATATCCCTAACGGCAACAGCCAGATCATCAATGAATCCATCGGGGATGTAGGAACGCTTCAACGTGTCATACGGAACCCTATCCAGATGAACCTTGCCCTTATAGGATTCAACGGGCTTGAAATAGGACTGCAGAGGGAAGTTGGAGAACAAGTCCTCGAACTTGCAATAAGGGGTGCCGTAGGAGCCGTAGGAAGTAGTGAAGCGGTAGAGATGCCCATCGGCGAAAGGCATCTTGCGATAGAAGCCTCTAGGATTCTCCAAAATGTAAGGAACATCGGACTTGGAAAGCTCCTCGGCAAAACGCTCATTGTACCTATCGCAGGTCTTGGCATACGCATCCTTTGGCTTCAAGGAGGAATCACGATGGATGCCGTGCTGGGCAAGCGAATAAGTAGTGCAGTCGGGAGAAAGCCAAATGAAATCAGCCTTCCTTCCAACCATCCTCTCCAGATCGCTGATGGACTTCCTAGACAGATCGACACAGCAGTCGGGATGGCACTTCTCATCGTAGTCAAACGTATAGCACTCAAAGCCATCCTTACGAAGCCTTTGGCTTATGCGACCCGAACCAGAAAACAGCTCGAAGACAACGCCTCTAGATTGTTTATCAGCCATAGAAAAACCGCTTCTCTGATTCTCTTTCTTTTCACACGCTGGACTTTTGCAATTGAATATCATTTTACTATCATTAAGTCTCCTAATTTAGGATTCACCATTTTTCAATAGTTCCTCCCTTGTGAACGCCCACGTCTTGCCGTAATCGCTGAACGGATAGAATTCATCATCAGCATCATATTTGCTTGTGTAAACACCTCCATTCTCAATATCAATATGGTAAAAAATTCCATAATCATTATCTATTGTGAAGATTGTTCTAGCCGTCAATAACTTAATCAGGTCTACTCCTAAATCTTCCTCAATGTCTTCCAGCTTTGACAGCTTGTTATAGACGTGATACATATTTGCTATATCGGTGGAAGTCTGAATTGCATCCACAGGCGTAACGCCTTTCTTAGTCAGTCTTGTCATTTGCATTTCTCCTTTTTATTTTGCTTTCTTCACCTTCTTCCTCTTCCTCCAAGGAATACTTATCGAAGTGACGGTTGATCGCTTCTACTGCCTCCTCCGGCGTCTTAGCCGCTTCCAGCTCTTCTTCCGTCATGTCTCCCAGATTCCCTTCAACGTCTTCCAGGAAAAGATTAACGACGTCGATAGTACTTCTAACCTCTCCCACTACGTACCCGAATTCTCTTCCACGCCATACCAGAACCTTTTTCATTTTGTTTTCTCCTTTTTCGGCTCAAAGCATGAGCAGTAATCATTTCGTTCTACATACCCCGAGTCCTTTATTACAATGATTCCTATGACCACACCTTCACATATCAAATCTCCTTGATATTCAGTACATTTCCTGCAGTCCTTGCAGTAGCCCTTTATGGTCGGAGGTTTCTCATTCATTTTATAAGCTCCTTTAATTCGTTCAGTATCGACTTCCTTACTTCGATGTCCTTCAGTCCGTTTGCAATGTTTGCTAGGTGCTGGGGCTGGATAGAGATAAGAACGCAAAGCTCCCCATTCATAGTCATATAGCGCATATTCTGCGGTGCTGTGCTTACCGTGAACGGATTGTCAATCTTCTTCACATTCTCAAGGTAGAGCGCATAGCGTGGATAGTAGTCCTTTGTCTGCTCCTCTGTAATCCAAGCCCTATTTAGTAGCGAACATTCTCCCAAAGTGTTGGTAGTAAAGCAATCAGTAAGAAGCCCATATCTTATCTCTTCCACCTTATTGATTTCACACTCGAAGCAGACGGAGCCGTTGAGATTGTATTTAGTACTGATAGTTCCAATAGCTCCATTTGGTTTTAGGTACGGCTTAGCCTTGGTACAGTACAGGTATGCTCTCATTTCTCCAGTTCCTCCCTTGTGAACGCCCACGTCTTGCCGTAGTCATTGAAGCCAAATGCAAAGTGTTCATCATCTTTTCGATAAGGGCTATGATAAACCCTTACCAAGATTAAGAAAGAATAAAAACTGACATCAAAGATATTACTTTCGATTTCTCCGTGGGCTTTGTAATAAATCTCATCAGCCGTCAATAACTTAATCAAGTCCACCCCAAGCTCTTCTTCGATATCCTCCAACTTGCCTAACTTGTCAATTCCCAGTCTTGAATGATTGTAGGACTTGTCAGTCCACATATATTCGTTCATCTTGCAACTATAGTTTTTATCTATTTTTTTCGTGTATCTTGTCATTTTCTTTCTTCTTTCTATTCTATAACCAGTAAAGATTTGCATGACTTAAAATAATTATCCAATATTAAGGAACTATGGTTGTGATAATCGTGAATATTCATTTCTCCAGCCACTCCTTTACTCGTCTGAAATCATCTACTGCGTCTCTAGGTGCGTTCTTATCAAGACCTCCGAAGAAATTGCAGAACACAAATGGGTCTTTCTCGCCGTAAGTTCCATAATTTCTCGTATATGCGACTATTGTCTCAAAGCCTTTTATATCATCATCTCTGTCAATCTTTAAGTGTCTCTTAAGTATTTCCAGTACTTCCAAGTCCTTATAGACACTTTCGAAGTATTTCTCCAATTCTTCCTTGCTATTCATTTT